TTTCTTTTGCAAGATTTGCGATTGCGTCAGCTTTCGAGCCAATGTCGAAAGTTTCTTGCAGGGCTTTGAAGTTCTTTGAGAACATGATTTCTGTGAATTTTGTTTTCATGGTTTCTTTTGTTTTTATAGTTTCATGTGCATGATACCAAGACGCTTGCCGTCTTTAGTGGTGGCTTTTAGGATGTCGTCAAGAGTCCACACTTTCCCTTGTGGGTCTTCCCAAAAGAACAGGGAATTCTTAACGAGACCCTTTTCAGCGATCACTTGGTTACGGAAGTCAGTTATAGTCCAATTGTGTTTTGTTTTCATAAGTATAAGGTAAAGGAATTAGGGTTGAATGTCAAGCGTTTTGCTCTCGAATTTTGAAAGCCATGTCGTGGAGACGGCAACGCGAACCGCCAAGCTCGCGAAAGTTGCGAAGCTCACGGGCGACTTCAAAGCGAGCTTTCCAAGCCTGCTTGTATTCAGGGGCATCAACGGGGAGAGAGATCACGAGGCGGTTAAGCTCTTCGAATTTTTGATTAAGTTCTGTTTTATTCATAAGTATAAGGTAAACGAGTTTTCGGTTATTTGCAAGTTTTTTCTTAAAAAAGATCAAGGTTTTTGTTAATCCCATAAGCCAACGTAAAAGAATTCTTCTGTATCAGGAAGATCAATGTCATAGGCACAAGAGAAGTCGTATTTCCATTCAACTATATTTTCAAAGTTACCATTTTCATTGACATCTTCAAACATGTCTTCCACGAAAGCGTTAATGTCATTAGTAACCTCACTTACGGAACGCTTGTCTCTCTCTGCTATCAGAGCGATAATTTTCTTTTTGATTTGATTCATAAGTATAAGGTAAACGAGTTTTGATTGAATGTCAAGCATTTTGCTCTTTTCTTTTCCAAGAGCGGTTTTTGATTTGCACATCGATGCGAGCAATTTCCAACTCTTCAGCGGTTGGCTCTTGAGCTTTTAGCTCTTTCATTTGAGCTGAAGCCCAAGCGTGAAGAGGAGAACCGACTTGCTCGGTTTTGAGGATTCTTCTTAATTTTTCTTTCATGATTATAAGGTAAGCGAATTTTTCGGTTTTTGCAAGAAAAAAGTTCAACTATTTTCTTGCACGATACCCCCTCCCGTTTAAATGAATCGGTCAATAAAATGGGGTTTTTGTATAGCGCCGGGGGTGGTTTTTCTCAAAATAAAAATTCAATTCATAATTTACAATAATTGCTTAGGTGGAAAAAAATCGGCGCTAATATAAAAAACTTGATAAATTTACTAATACATAATATAATATGTGACATATGGATAAAGAAGAAATCATCACGCAAGTAGCAAATGACATTTTGAATACTTTGAATATTGGTCAGATCGTAAACATTGCTCGTGAGCATTCAATTAAGCGAGCTTTAGAATATTACGAAAATTTAACAGAAGAAGAGCGCGCAGAATTGGAGAGAAGAATATTAGCCGCCAAAGCTGAGCTCGAGGCCAAGCAAAAAGAAGAAGTGGAAGTTGCTGAGACTGAAGTAGTAAGTTAACCTTCTACGGTTGACTTAATATTTTTGAATCTCATAATTACTGATTCATGTCCATGAGGCATGAATGAAACGCAGCGAAATCCTTCCTTAAGGAGTTTGTTTTGCATAATAGCGCCAAATCTTATTGGCAAATTCATGATCAAGAAGTATTGATCATCTTCTTTTGGATTCGCAAAAATTATTTCGTGACAAAATTCCCAGCAAAAATTATATAGCGACTTGGTCATCGTCAATTAATTTCCGAACAAGATTTAACTCTCCATCAATCATTAATTCTGCTGGTGTTTTTTCATTGTATTTTTGTATTGGAGTGTTTAGCCAGACAGTTGCTTCGTATATAGTATACTTTTTTGCAATAGCGGTCATAATATCGTATTTAGTAATCGAGCCTCCCATCGACACTTCAATATTGTCGTTGTCTTTTTTGACCGATCTTTTTTTTGGCTTTTTGCTCACTGACATATTTACACTAATTATTATATTTTACGAAAAAAGAAAAAGAAATTCAATAAATGCTGTGTATAATATTGAAGTATTATGCCAAGAAAAACAAAGGTAGAAATACCTCAATTAAAATTAACGTTTAAGGTAAATAACTTAAGGCTTACAGAAAAGCAAAAAGTATTTCTAGCGCTAGCTCTTCAAGAGGACACTAATATCATGTTCGTGAGCGGGCCAGCTGGATCGACAAAGACATACATGGCAGTTTATTCTGCGCTAAGGCATTTGAGTGCAAATGACGACCTCGATATGTTTTATGTTCGTACTATAATTGAAAGTGGAGAAAAAGGACTGGGCGCACTTCCGGGAAGTATCGAGGAAAAGATTTGTCCATATATGGCCCCTTTGGAAGACAAGCTCATGGAAATGCTTCCTCCAAATCAGACGACTCGTCGCGATCTTGTGGATAGCGGACGAATTCAAGCGATGCCTATTAATTATTTACGGGGCGCTAGCTGGAAAGACAAGATCGTTGTGGCTGACGAAGCGCAAAATTTTACATTCAAAGAATTGACTACTTTAATCACTAGACTTGGCGAAAATAGTAAATTATTTATTTGCGGCGATTTCATGCAAAGTGATATAAATGGCAAGAGTGGATACGCCGAAATGTTTAATTTATTCAAAGACAAAGAGAGTCAAGAGAATGGAATTCATTGTTTTAGTTACAATAAAGATGATATTTTGCGTAGCGAATTGCAAAAATACATCATAGGCAAATTAGAAAAAAAATATGAAAAATAGTGTAATACATCAATGATGTATGATTATACTCCTATTGTAGCCGCTATAATAACAGGCCTAGCAACGCTTGCTAGTGTTCTTGTGGGGCAAAGACTCATGAGGCGTAAAGAAAAGGACTGTATCGTTCGAGAAACAGCCCAAAACGCAAATGTATATGCCGCTTTACAATACATCATGCAGGAAATGAAGGCTGATAGATGTTATATTATGGAATTTCATAATGGAGACCTTTATTTCTCAGGAAGGGGCCAGCAAAAATTTAGCTGTACTCATGAAGTTGTAGAAGAGGGCGTTAGCGCTGAATGCGAGTTTTCTCAAAACCATAGAGTGTCAAATTATCATCATTATATTCACGAAATGATAAATCAGGGCAACTATTTCTTTAAAGATGTTGAAGATGTAAGCGATAGAACTTTTTATCAAATGATACATAAAAAAGGAATACAAAGCATATATAACGTACCGATCAAAACTTTAAATGGTAAAATAGTTGGAATACTTGGTGTTGATTATGTTAAAAATAAAATGCCGGAAATAGAAGGTATAGATAATACTCATTCATTCATGAAAAGACAAGCTAGAACCATATCTGGATATTTATTGTAATCAATAGAATTATTCAGTGCATAAATATATTATATATATATGATAACCGAGTTTTGTATGCATTGCGGGGCCAAGTTTCAATATTCATTGAAAAAGCCTAATTTTTGTTCTTCCTGCGGATCCTCATTGGGGGAAAAGTCGGAAGCAAGTGTTTCTGAAGTCATTGAAGAAAAAGAAGAAATCAAAAATAACGGGCTGCCTAATTTAACCAAATTAGAGTACTCAATTAATAGAAGCAGCTATCGTCAAACATTTGGGGATTTGGTATCGGAAGCTTCTCAAAGTCAATCTTCCGAATATGAAAAAATGCCTAGTAGGCCAAAACCTGAATATGACCCAAATGAAGATATGATTCAGTCCACCATGCAACAGTGTCGCTCAAAACGAGAACCTGAAGATATTGGTGGGCAAGAAAACTAAAGTTACATACGAAAAATCCTATTGCATTATAGAAGAAGAGCTCAATAAAAGACGAGGAAAATGGTTTTTGACTTCCTTGGCTTGGATTGACTTTGATGATGTAAAGCAAATTATTTCAGCCCACATTTACAAGAAGTGGGATCAATGGGATCAGAATAGGCCGCTGAGACCTTGGTTGAATCGTATTATTTCGAATCAGCTAAAAAATATTCTGCGTAATTATTATAGTAATTATGCTAAACCCTGTTTGAATTGTCCCTTTAATCAAAGTGGAATTACAGAGGAAAATGAAGCGGGGCTTTGTGGATTTACCGAAAGCAAAATGCAATGCAATGAATGTCCATTATACGAAAAATGGGAAAAAACGAAAAAATCCGCTTATGATATAAAAATGGCGGTTACAATTGAAAATCATGCTCATGAAATAAAATGCAGTTCTGGTACTTCTTTTGAGATGGAAGATGCTCAAAAAAGACTCCATGAAGAAATGAGAAAAATATTGAGCGAAAAAAACTTTCAAATCTATACAATGCTTTTCATAAAAAACATGACCGACGAAGAAGTGGCCGCGAAACTAGGTTACAAAACAACAGAAACTGGTCGAAAAGCGGGATATAAACAAATCAAAAACTTAAAAAAACAATTCAAGGCAAAAGCAGAAAAACTTCTTAAAACAAAGGATATTTTTTATGGAAAAGATTGAATTAA